ATCCGTAGTTGGTGGTATATCAAGTTTATGCCTGATATTAAGCCGACCAAACTTGTCTTAAGTAATAAGGCTGGTCCGAATGGACCCGCTATTATGTCTTGTTTAAAAGACCTAGCGGGGTTGGGTAATGATATCCAACTCGCTAGCAGAGTAGATGAGCTGTTAAGCTTTTCTGCTCCTTACTTAAGACACGCCATGCTATTTGAATTACCAGAAGGAGAATTTAAACACTCCAAATTGGTATTCTTAAGCGATAAAGCGTGTAAAACACGAGTTATAGCAATAGCAGATTGGTGGTCAAACATGGCGCTGAAACCAATACATGATGGTTTCATGAAAGCGCTGCGTAGACTACCTGGCGACGTGACCTATAGACAAAGTGACATTCCTAAATTTGTTAAAGATTTAGGAAGCAACTTATTCAGTTCCGATATGACAGCGTTTACAGACAGATTTCCAATTGAATTGGAAACTGCACTTGTAAGTGCTGCGTATGGTGACTGGATAGGGAGTTTATGGAAACAAATTGTCTCAGAGAGAACTTTCTACCATAAGAATGGTAGTGCAAGTTATTCCTGTGGCAACCCCATGGGCTTACTAAGCTCATGGCCTGTGTCAACACTTACACACCATGCAGTAAAACATTGGTGTGCGTATAAGGTTGGTACTAAAAAGTACAAATACCTTATATTAGGTGACGACACCTTGGACACCGATGAAAAGGTGTACAAGAAGTATGTTGATACAATCAACAGACTAGGTGTTTCTGTGTCACACGCTAAGTGCACAGTTAGTGATTCTGGTAAAACAGAATTCGCTAAAAGGCTCTTCATCGGAGGAGAAGAGGTAACTGGTCTCCCAGTACACCTTCTCTCCGATGTACGGAATAAACCTGAACAAGTTCTTGAACTTGTTAGGTTGTGCCGTGAGCGTGGGTACGAAGATTCGTTCCTCGGCCCGTCTCTGTCTTCCTTTCTTCTTACCCATTGAAGTGGTAAGATGATTGCAGACATGTTGTCTTTACCGGAATCAGTATCAGGCATGCCTCCTTTACTAGAGGCTACACCTGGTAGCTGGGCTCAAGAGATTGAGCTTTCTGGTAAATCTCCAGAATCATTGGTTTCTATTGCTAGAGACTATGTGTTCTGGAAGACAACCTCTAGGCTTAACGAACCTAGAGTGACAGAAAAAGTCTGTCGGGATCCTGTAGATCCGTACCATCCACTGATGTTCGCATTAGGCGAACAACTAGCGGATTATCTGCCGTTAACGGCAGATCCGTACAGTATCTACAACAAATGGATGAGAGGTGAGTATAGAGAGATGGCGAATGTGCCAACTCTGAATACTTATCGTTTTTATAACAAGGGGCATTTCGCCACCAAGTGTAAATACGATGTGTTAAAAGCTGTGTTAGAACTTTCTAACAACAACTGTAACATTCCACTACATAACCACACTAAGCTTACAAACTTTGAGTTGTATGCTTGGGGTTCTAATTCCGATCCTGTTAAGGGATGGGATAGCCATGTGAAGGGAGAATATACTCCGGAC